CCACCTTCCTTTGTCTTATCATAGATGATATCAAGCAGTTCAATCTGCTGTTCTTGATACTCATCTTCAGGCAAGGTGTCATCAAAGTCTTGATACTCAATCTTCTTAAATACACCACCACCTACACCTCTCTTATTGTAGGGAGGAGATGTGACTGTGCAGTCAATTGAATTGTCTTCAAGGTCAAGTGCCAGGTTAAGGCAGTTGCCAGTTCTGAGATCAATCATAAGAGGTGTTATTTGTCTGTATTATAGCAGTTCAGGTCTATGTAGTCAATAAATTTTTAAGAAAGGACCACACAGGTCTCCATCATCTACATTCTGTTTTGCTGCTCTGTAAAACATTTCAATAAACAATTTATTAATTTTTTTTCTAGATTTTGCTATCTGAAATGCTCTTATCACTCTTAATTGTTTTAACTTCATTCTCAACAATGGACCATATTCTCTTACAGATTGAACATTGAACTGTGCTTTTAACTTATTAGGATTTTCCATAGCCATTTCATCCAACTCAAATAATTTTGTAATGAACTCTTTTGTTTTACCTGTTCCATAAACTTCACCACCTTCAATAGAAAGGTTTCCAAAAGAATATGGTATTGCTTTTGATCTTATAACTTTATCCAACTCTCTGGTCCAAAAATTAATATAGGTTGGTGTATTTAAACTGGTGTTTTTTCTTGGAACGTTTGCTTCAATATCTACAAATTGACTCATCATAGAAACAAATACATCAATAGGAACACTACCAACCTGTGCATTAGAACGCCTTTCAGTGCCTTTATCTGTTTGTACTATCTCTTTTGCTTCTGCTTTTATCCCATCACCTGATGCTCTAACCTCTACCATGTACTTTGTATGATAATCACCAACTCTAAACTCAGCAGCATATTGAAGTGAGTTACCAGCATTCTGTAGTGTATTACCAAAACCTAATTGATTTTTTCTTGTACTTACATCAAAGAACATTGCAGGTCCAACACCATATGCTCCTTGTGCAAAATTAGCGGTTTGAATATTAACAGTTCCACTTTGATCCCACTCATGTATATTGGTCTGTTTAAATCTCATAGAAACACCTTTGGTCTTTGCCTTCAATGAAATAGGCAATACTTTTCCTGATTTAAAATAATCAGTCATCAAGGTATTAACAGATCCTACCAATACTTCAGGATCTGTATTCGCAAATGTTTTTTTTAATTCTTTAATAGAAGCAAGCATTCTTTCACCCTGCCCATTCTTAACAAGAAAAATGTCTGCTGTGTTCCAAGAATCTTTCTGACCCTGACCACCAAACAATTTCCAGACATCATTTCCAAACAAGTCCCATATATCAGGAATAACAGTAGTGACCTTTGCTCTTGGAACACCATTAGGTATTCCATCATACCATCCAAATTTGTAACTATTGTTTTTAGATCCTATTCTATGGTTAATATATCCACAGACAACTTTTGCTGTTTCAATAAATGTATCATACCATTCTTTTGGAATTGGTTTTTTATGAACTTCTTTTAAAGTATCATCCAACTCAACCTGCGCCTTATTAGAGTCAATACTTTTGCCTGGAAGGTTTAGACTAGCGCCTTTTGCTACTGCGTAATAAACTGCTACCAAGGAACATTGTTCCTGGATAGCAGTAGCACCTATTTTTTTACTAGGTTTTTCTGGGTTTTTTATATTCTTATTGGGCATAAAACACTCTTCAGAGTGATGCCAGAATCTTAAGGATTTCAGATTCTGAGAACTTACCAGAAGATTCTAACTCTTCCTTCATTCCCTTCTTCTTGTCATGTGCAGCTTTCTTCATTGACTCCTTCTTGTCACCATCCTTATCAAGGTCAAGGAAGTCAGGTTTGCCACCACCCTTAGGTGCATCACCACCTTCATCATCTCCACCTTTTTTCTTCTGCTTATCAAGATATGCCTTGAAACCAGGGTTCATACCTTTCTCAACAACAAATTCTTCTTTGTACTGAGGATGATCATCCATCTTCATGCCACGCTTCTTCTCAAGCTTGGCCTTTCTTTCTTTGGTTCCCTTCTCAGGGTTCATATCCCTGATACCCTCTTCAACTTCATACTGTGCTGCTTCTGAAGCAGGCACACAATTAGGGACTTGCTTACCACCCTTGTTCTTCATACCAACCTGCTTGTATCCAACCCAGCAGGGATCACCTTTCTTCTTCTCAAAGATAGTAAGAAGACCTCTCTTGATGATTTCTTTATCCTCAGCAATCACTGTGCTGTGAACTCTTTCTACTCTCTTGTCCTGGTTGAATCTTGCTGACCAAGTTTCTTCCAATCTTTTCTTCTGTCTATACTTAGCAAACTCTTCTAACTGACCTGCTTGGTTTTTCAGTCTAATCTTACTGAAGGTCTCACCAAAAGCAGCATAGATTCTATCTAATTTTTCTTCTCTACCAACAATGTTGGACTCAGGAATCATATTGAAGATGATGTCCTCTGCTTCCCTCACAGTTGATGTCTTGAATACTTCTTCAAGAACTTCTTCTGCCAGGTCACGAAGATCATTGTCCTGAAGTCTAGCAGTGTTCATTTCACTGATAGGATCTCTCTGGGAATCCAATTCTTCCTTTGCTTCTTTACTATGGACAGCACCATATGCCTCCATAAAGTTACGCATTGATGAGGACATCTCTACAATTACTACATTTCTTTATGTATTTATATCTTCCTTCTCTTCATTCTCTGAGGTTTTTTTATTGAAACCAAATGGTCCTACATCACCATTATCAAAGGCACGTCTCTTTTGTGCCATCTGACAAACTGTTTCCATAACCTTAAGAGTATCTTCTACTTCACAGTTCTCAGGCATCATACGATGGACAATATCAAACATTGGAAAGAATTCCTTTGCTGCCTCATTTACTTCCTCAACAGTAAGTGGATCATACTCCTTCATCACTCTGCTCCTTAGGTAGGTTTGCTTCAATTGCTTCATCCAGTGCAAGAATCATACCACGAATAGCAACTGTTCTTTGTCCTGGAAATTCATAACTATCTTGCTTTGTGTATTGAAACAATGCTTCTCTCACAATAGCAGCAATATGAATGTTTACTTTAACATCAACATCAATGTCACAACTCATTTCCAACCTCCTTTTTTGACCCACTCATTGTGGTATTGATTATTCCAAGCAGAACTAATACCATAAGATGGTTGCACTACTTGTTCAATGTAACGACGATTTTCTCTTGCAATGTTGAGACTTTGTGTCTCTAAATTTTTTACTCTACCATCAACTTGAGATGCCCACCACACTGCACCTGCTCCTTGAACTAGCAGAAAGGATACAATTGCAAATGGAATCTTTAAATCATTCACAGGTCTCCCTCCTTACGATTCTCAGAGTTATGGACATCAAAACTACCACCAGGATAGCGTGCTTGAAGTTTTTCAACATTCATCTCAATAACCTCATCAAATGTGGTTTCAAGTGCCATACATGCTTGAGCAAGATACCAACAGATATCACCAAGTTCACGCTTCATGTGAAAGACATTATCTTCATTATAAGGTTTTCCTTGAAAGACAATCTTTTTAACAACTTCAGTGAACTCACCAGATTCTGCAGTAAGACCAAGAGCAGCAGTCATCAACTGAGATGTGTTAGTTCCATTTGCTTCTAGTTCTGCAAAACGAGTTGCCATCATGGCATAGTCAAGACTGGCATCGCTTGTTACTCCTTTTACAAATTCAATATACTTTTCTGTGTCTACTGTCATTTTAAAACTTAAATCCCTCAAATGATTTTTTAGGTTTCTCTTCTGGATCATACTCTTCATCCCTGCCATTGTCAAGGATGTCATCTTGAGCAGATTGCTCACAATCATACAATCTCATCTTTGCTCTGTCAACACCCACAACAAACCTCTTAAACATATTAAGATCATTGTATCTGTTCTTCAGTTGCTTCACCATAATCTGTCCCAGTCCCTCCAAATCTTCAGTAGAAATAAGGGCAAACATAAGATCAGCAGTAGCAGGGAGGCCAAAGGACTCACTGGTATCAGTAAGCTCAACATCAGAGCTACCATAACCAGAACGAGTGGTCTGCGTGGCAGAAATGATAGGGACGTTTGCTTCGCAAGCCAATCCTCTAAGTTCCTCAGCAATTGCCTTGACAACAGTATATGAATTGACATTACTGCCTGCGCGATATCTTGAGGAAGCGCATATATTAAGATAATCAATAAAAATAATGTCAGGTCTAAAAGACTTCTTAAGGGCAAGTTCATTAAGAAGTGACCTGAAGTGACCAGCATGGGCAGAAGCAGTAGGATACTCTTTAATAATTAGAGTGCCTTGAGTCTTTTGGGCAATGTTATTAACTTTTGTCTCAAACATTTGCTTTGGTAAGTCAGCAATCTCTTGAATATTGACATTCAAAAGATTAGCATCAATTCTCTCTGCAATTCTTTCTTCAGCCATCTCAAGCGTGATGTATAATACGTTCTTGCCTTGGAGTAACACACTGCTTGCGACATGACACATAAACAAAGACTTACCAACACCAGTGCCAGCGAGAGCAATATTGAGTGTTTTATTTGGAAGGCCACCCTTTGTAATCTTGTTAAAGAATTCCAGGTCAAACTCGATCCTTTCTTCCTTCTTGTTGTATAAGTCAAACCTTTCTGCATAATCTTGAAGGTAATCGTGTCCTACATTATTATCAAAACTAACAGCAAGAGCATCAGATAATATAGAAGGTATCGCATCTGGTTGCTTCTTCTCATCTTGTCCATCAGCAATAGCAATAGACTCCATCAATGCCATATATATGGCACGTTCTCTGCACCAGTTTTCTGTGGTGTTTTCTAACCATTCTTTTTCTGCTGGTTCATTGTCCAGATAACTAATCAGTTTTGAGATTTCAGTATAAGAAGTATCATTGATATCTTTTCTCTTTTCTACCTCAATAGAGAGAACTTCCTTTGAGGGAACTTCATTATATTCAGATACAAAAGAGACAATCTCCTCAAACACAACCTTTTGATTTGTGTCTTGAAAGTATTCTGCCTTAATAAAGGGAATGACTTTTCTTAGATATTCTTCATTATGTAAGAGGTTCCTGAGAACTAGAAATTCAATTTTATCCATCAATTACCATATGAGAATTCTTCTTTTGCAATTGCATCAAGTTTTTCCATTACCTCTGGTGTGAAGTATGTCTCTGGGTCTTTATAGATTGCTTTGGCATAGACTTTCTTACCATCAATCTCATAGCGTCCTGCTACATTCTTCCAGAGTCCTCCAATCTCCCCAAGTTCCAAAAGACCATAATAGCGATCAAGACCACGCTCATCATAGTAAAGACGAACAGTAACATCCTTGTTCTCCTTACTCAAACGCGACTTAGCAGTCTTAGCTTTGATAAGATTTCCAACGACTTCTGTGCCATCTTTTTCCTTTTTCTTGCTGAGATAGATGATTGTACTTGCTGCATACTTGAGTCCACTACCCCCTCCCATCTCTTTAGTTGGTACGTAAGCTCCAATGACATCGTATGTGTGATTTGTGACAATGAGCGGAACATTTGCTTGACCTAGTTTAAGGGTTAACATTCTGAAGGCACCTTTGACCAATTGTGATTTGGTCATGTCACGAACTTGTTTTTCGTTCAGTGCATCTGTAATCTCTTTCTCAGTAGAAAGCATACCCAGTGAGTCTAGCACAAACATACAGGGTTTGCGCTCATCCTCAGATTTTTTTAAGTACAGATCCACTGCCCTGAGTGCCTTTGATCTAAACTCCTCAATAGTTACGACATTGATAACAACCAGTCTGGTAAGGTCAATCCCTCTACTTGT